GATGATAAAATTTATGAAAATTTTCAAAATAGATTTTTGAGAAAGGGTTTTAATGTGTGTACTTGGATATTAGATAATTATACAAGAATGACATATATTTGTAGAGGTGATGTATTTACTGATAATCCTAATCATATTTAAATTATAATAGATGAAAACAATAGAATATTACGATAAGCTTAAAACAAAAAAATTACAAACTTTGTTGATAAAATATGAGCTTGAACAAAATGAAATAGATTTGAAACTTGAAGAAGGTTTCAATTCAGAATTAAAACAATATAGTGATAATTATGAGATTGATATAAGTCTTATACGAATGGAATTATCAAAAAGATTATGGTATAATAATTTGGAAAAATAAAAAAAGAGTGTTATGAAAATAACACTCTTTTTTGTTTTTTATGAAGATGTTTTTTTTATATATAAATAAAATAAAATTTTTAGAAATATATGGCAACACCTCTTTATAAACCCATGAAAAGTAAGGGGACATCCTTTTATGCTTTTCCATCTAGTGCATCTGATTTAAATTTAGCAAACTATAATGACTTTTATGATTTAAATTTCACAAAATTTGCGTTAATTAATATTCCAAGACAAAAAGCTGGTGTACCAAACCCTATTGATGGTATAATGGACTTTATACCTAAATATAATAATGGTGATGCACCATTTTATAGTGATGATCCAAATTATACTACACCTACAAAATTGTCAGAACAATTAGTTGAGTCTTTGAGAAATTATGTAGCAAATTATGATACAACTTTACATGAAAGTAGAATAAATTCTAATACAGATTTTTATAATATTGCAGAGAGATATACACCGACTGAACAAATTTTTTGGAAATGGTGTAGAAAATTGAACCTAATAGATTTTGAACCTGGTGTACATAAAGTTGATTGGGATAAAAACCTTTCAGATTTTGATAATAGCAATGCATCAACAACAACGAATACTGATTTTTTCCGTAAATATTTATGGAAAGAAAGAGAAATTATAAATTATCAAATAGTTTCGTTTGAAGAGAGTGATGATAATCATCAATCTGCTCATGAAAATGTTGTATATCATACACCAAAATTAACAATATCTGGTCAAACTGCAAAGTTTAAAGTCGGTGATGATGTTATTTTTAATGGTAGCTCACAAGATGCTAACAAATTATCTTCAATAACTTTTGGTCAATCATATAAGATTGTATATGTAGAATTTCAAAGCGGAAACACTTATGTTTGGGTGAATGTAAATTTTACTGGACAAGGAAATGGTTTATTATCATCTACTGTTATGTATCTTGATTATAATAGGCTAATACAATATGTTGGTGAAATAAATCAGATAACAAATATTCAAACTGCATCAAGAATTGGTCAAGAAATCACCGCATATATACCGCATCAAGCTGGAAAAACACCAAGTGTTCTTTTTGGTTTAAGAAGTAATACAAATTATTATCCTAATTTGGAAATACCAATTTTAGCGGATGAAATTCAGAGTGAAATAGTCGGTGCTCAAACTTTAAATTCACCTATTAGAACAAACCCACAAGATTATCCTGGTTCATTCTATGGTCAATTTGATACCGCAGATAATACATATTTATGTTCTAATGGTGATAATATTCGTTATCAAGGTGATTATTTTGGTGTGCAGTTATCCAATAATGTTGGTATAAATTCGGAAGATTATATTGAAAAATTAATAGATTTTAATTCTGATAATATTGATGGTGTTTTTCTAGATGTAGATAGGAACCATTATTATAAGATGAATATACCTGGATTAGAGACTAAAAATTTTGATGAATTCAATTCAATTTCAATTCAAGGTCAAGCACCTGAAGATTTTGATTTTAATGCAATTCTTTGGTATTATGAATTGACTGAACGAGATGAAAATAATAATGTTAATTCTTATGTTAATTTATATGGTATAGAATTTTTAAATAATCCAGAAAATGATGATGACAATTTTGCAACTTTAATTTCACCTTATCATAAATTGGTTACAAATGGTGTTCATGATGGTTTATCATATATGTTCAATTTAAATGTTCACTATAATATTGATAATGATGTTGTTCCTTTGACATATGATCCAACAACTATTTATAATATGTTTGGATTTGATATGTATAATGAAATGATGAAAAGACTTTATCAAGTTAATGAGAATTTTGTAAATATCATATCGGAGTTTGTTAGAATAAATATGGATCTTCAAGAGATGAAGAGTTTGTTATATTCTCAAACTGATATTGATGATTTGAAAAGTAGAATGAACAATATGGAAGATTTATTAAAATTGTATGCGACTAATCAATTTGTTAATTCCGATACTGCAACTATTTCTACTGATTATTCTGGTGTTTATCCTAAATTAAAATTTAATGTTACAAGTGTAGAATATGATAACATTATAAGTCTTAACATGACAGACGCTTACGCATATAATTTTGCAAATACTGGTGCATCTTATCCAATCTCATTAAATTTTTCAGGTGGAATGCTTTTAAATTTGGTGAATGATGATAATTTTGATGATAATGGATATGTTAATATAGTTTTGGATAGAGATTTGAAAAATAAACAAAAATTAGATATTATTGTTAAACCTAATTATGCTCAATATTCACAGAAATTGAATTTTAATATGATGTTTAAATCTAATAATACAATCTCAGAATATAATGTTTTTAGTGTCGATACACCAAAAGATTTGATTAGTTATAATAGTAGTGTTCCTAACAATTCTACTTTTGATGATAGTTTTTATTTAAATGAAAATGTTTATGTTAATGTATCTAATATTTTTACAGGTGTAACAAATTGTGATTCTGGATATACTGAACTTATATTAAATGAAGATATGTTTAAAACTGGTAACACTATATATGTTCAAAACTTTTATTTTAAAGATAATAATCCTCAAAATTCAACAGTTGATAGTATAATAGATTTTAGTGGCGCTTATAAAATTTTAGAAAAAAATGGTATAAATATAACAATTGATATATTGAAAGAGAGTATATGTGGTATGCAATTAGTTGGACAGCCAAGAGTTAGTTATTATAGAGGTGTTCAAGTTAGTATATTAAGAGTTAGTGCTGATGATACTACAACATTTGAACAAAGGTATAATATGACATATAAAATAATTTAATATATGGATATTTTAATAGAAGATTTAGTAAAAAAAATTAAAACTGTTTTTGATAGTACTAAGGTTTTGTCCGTTAAAACAGTTTATGAAAAAATAAACGATTCTGATGATTTAAGATTGGTTATTTCTATGGATAAAATTCTATATGATGATATAAATGTAATTTATACTAAATTGATTTTTAATACAGATAATAATAAATCTAAATTGACTAAAAATTATTTCACATATTTATTTGATATAAACTGTGAATATGTTAGAATTGAATTTGTTGATTTAAATGATTTTTCGACTAAGATAAGTAATATTTTTAAGGAAAATAAGTTTGGCGAGAATATTAAAATTTTATCCGACTTTGTTAAATCTCCAGCAACTTTAATTAATAAGTGGTTTGAGAAAAATAATATAACTAATATTTTTATACTTAATGTTGAACAAAAAAGTATATCTATTGTACCTTGTAAATCATTGAATTTTAATTTTAGTGTAGAGTTAAACAATAATGATAAAGTTGAGTTGACAATATCAAAAGAAGATGAAAAAGATTATTTATTTAAATTCAAAATTTTTAATAATATATATGAAGATAACGAATCAGACCTTAAAAGACTTGTGGAAACAATTGGTTCTAATATAAAAAATAATGTGAAAATATGAAAAAAATAAAAAACTTTTATTTTTTTATAACAGAAAAAACTGGATTTAAAAATAATAGAAAAGAATTAACTGAAGAACAAAGAAATTTGGTGTATGCAATCAACAACAATGATTTAGAAACTGTTAAAAATGTTCTAAATAACGGATTAGATGTTAATATTCCAATTTTTAAAATGTTTAGTAATGAGATATATCATAACGAAGCTGATAAATATTATAATAGAACGGCTTTGACTCATGTTTGTTTGTTAAAAAAAAGAAGGTTTGATATTGGTTCACATAATCGTTTAGAATATGATAAAGCTTACGGTAAACCAAGTAAATATGAAAATTCTGATTTATTAATATTAAAAGAATTAATTAAAGCAGGTGCAGATGTTGATATGCAAGAATCAAATGGTAGTACAGCCTTACATTACGCTGTAGATGAATGTAATAACTTGCTATCAAAAGAATTAATTAAAGCTGGTGCGGATGTGAATATTCAAGATGATAACGGAAATATTCCTTTGATGAAATGTGTATTACCTAAATATCCTAATTGGTCAAAATCTGAAATCGCTACAATATTAATAAATGCAAATTCTGATTTCAATATTAAAAATTCAAATGATGAAAATTTTAAAGATTTTTTTGAAGATACTTATTTTTTTTCAAAACGTACTCATGATTATATTTTGGATAACTGTCCTAATTTATCAGCTTATTATACTTCTATAAAGTATAATTTATAAAAAATAATGTGAAAATATAAAATGGCAAGAATATCAAAACTCAATAACATTTTTAATAGAATAGAATTGAATTATTCTAATTTGACAGATCAAATAAATAACTGGTTGAGTTCAGCTTATAAGAAATCTAGTATACTTTTTAATTCTGCTTCACCTTATGGTCAAATATTAGAGGTTGTTAAAGAATTTTTTATTCAAAATATTTTATATTTGAAGAATTTTGTTAAACAATTAGATATTGATCAATCAAATTCTATTAGAATGATTAGAAATATTGCTAGAATATCTGGACACAATCCATCAAGATCAATTTCAGCTAAAGGTACCATAAAATTTAAACTTAAACAAGGTATAAATATAGATCAAGTTGTTTCTGGCGGTGTTGTGACTATTTATAATGATACACTACTAAAGAATAAATCAAATAGCCTTTATTATTCTTTAAATATTGGTACAACAAAAAACTACTATACTTTAACACCTGGTTGTCAATTTTTTGTAAATGTTGTACAAGGTAAATATGAATCTCAATATTTTACTGGTGATGGTAGTTCATCACAATCATTTCAAATATCTGTTAGTAATAGTGCAACAATTGATAATTTTGATTTTACTATAACATTAAATGGAATCAATTTACAAATTAAGGATCATTTATATGATATGTTAGAAAATGAATATGCTTGCTATACCAGAACTGGTTTTAATGGCGGATTAGATGTTTATTTTGGAAATGGTATGAATGGCTGTATTCCAAATTTAGGTTCAATAATAGAAGTTAGATATCTACTTACTAATGGCTTAGTTGGTAATATACTAAACAATAAAGTTAATGATTTTACTTTTATTGATGATATTTATGATGCTGATGGTAATGTTTTACAAGCTAGCCAATTGTTTGATGTATATGTAGATACAAATATTCAATTTGCAAGTAATGGAGAAAGTATAGAATATACTAAATCTGTCATTCCTTACGTTTCTAGAAATTTTGTTTTAGCAACACCATCTCAATTTATATATCACCTTAGAAAATTGAACATGTTTTCAAAAGTAAACGCTTTCAACACATTAGATATGATTAAAATAGATATTGATAGTGATGGTTCACTAGATCAAATTAATATTAATGAGATGTATTTATATTTGATACCAAGAATTACAGATTATTTTACACCAGACACAAATTATTTTAATTTGCCATATGATGTATTCTATTTAGATCAATCTGAAAAAGATAGAATTATAGGTTATCTTAAAATTCAGGGTACTCTTAGTATATCATCCAATGTTAAAATTGTTGATCCTAAAATTAAATTATATATAATAAACATATTTATTAGAAGATATGATGATGTATCAGAAGATAATATTAGAGAACAAGTTATTAATACATTATCTGAGTATTTTTCTACTTATGATAGATATGATAGAATTGTCAAATCTAATATCATTACAGAATTGAAAAATATAGATGGAATAGATTCTGTTAATGTTGAGTTTGTTGGTAAAGACAATGAAGATTATCATAGAGATGGTGGTATATTATCATCAACACAAAAAAATGTATCACAAGTAACATATGCAACTAATTCTAATTCTGTTAATGTACCTACTAGTACATATAGAAATGTTGTGACAGCACAATCTAATCAAAATTCAACAAGTGCCAATAGTAGTACAACACCAGCTAGTTCAAATTTGATTAATGCAATAAAATCTACAGACAGTTCATCATCAAATACTACTATATCTGCTGGTAATAGTACAGTTGTTTCATATCAAAATACTCTTCAATATGATCCTGGTAAATTAGTTGGTATTGATCCAGTTTTAGGTGATATTATTATAGGCAATAATGAGCTAGTTATATTAAGAGGTGGTTGGAACAATAGAAATGGAATATTTTTTAGTGAAGATCCAAAAACTACAAGTGGATTTAGTACCGTGAATATCATTTGGAAAGGCGTAACACCTAGAAAGTAAATATAATCTATGAAACATTTAAAAACATTTGAAGGTAAGAATCTATTGTATGATGTTGGTGACTATGTATATGTGGAAGGTTATCTTAGTTTGGTAAATAATTTTGCTAGAATATATAGAGCTAATAAATTTGTTAAAGCTTATGGACATTGGGATTATCTTGTTAATTTTTTCGATGAAGATGGTTATATTTCTGATATATATGGTATGCACATAGATGAAGATGATATTGAAAGAAAAATGACACCAGAAGAAATAGAAGACTTTGAATCAAAAATATCAGCAAGTAAATATAATTTATAATGAGTCTTCACTTAAAAACTCTTTAAAAATTTCCTCTTTATTGTTTAATACGAAAGTGTGTATATAAAATGCTAATTTTTTATAATTCGGATAATCATATATTGTTTCTATTTTGAAATCATCTAAGAATATGTTATCTGATGAGATAATATAATTATCATCCTTATCAAACCAATAGCCCAATTGATAAATTTTATCCATTATTTTCATTGATAATAACACTGCGACTCCATTATTAATTTCGCCAATATAATCAATAACTGATATAAAGTTAATTTCTTCCATTTCAAGACATTCTTTTTTTTATATATATAATAAAAATAAGGTTTCAATGGCACTAAAAGACGTAAAAGATTTTGTGATAAGATATCCTGGTCATCCTAAATATGATCCAAATAGAATAATTGAGGATGATGAAGTAGAAGTTATTGTACAAAAATTAGAAATGCTGCTTTTTACAAATAAAGGCGAGGTTCTTGGAGATTTAAATATCGGTATTAACCTAGAATACTATTTGTGGCAAACTAATGTTACAACTGGAAATTTAAAAAATCTAGTAGAAGAACAAATCTCTACATATATACCCGAATTGATTAATATTGGATATGATTTCTCTTTAGATTTATATCAAGGTACTGTAAGAGATATTCTGAATTTAAACTTTATTATAAAAGGTTATAACATAGATTTTATTCTTGAATAAAAAATTAAAATTAAAATGGCAGAAAAAAGTGATGAATTCATTTTAACCACCGAACTTGTGGAAGAAATTACAACAAGAGAGAACTTGGGTAAAAAGTTGAGTAGATATGAAAAACTTTGGTTTTCAAATATGCGAGGCATTCGTAGAGCAAATTTAACATTTGCAATGACTGGCTTCGAATTTGAAGAATATATTAAATGTAAAATAAATATACATTATTTCGCAGAGAAATATTGTCAAATTAAAAGAGAAGATGGTACAATCGGACCAATGAAGCTTCGTGAATATCAAAAAGATATTATTGATTTATATACTAAGAATCCAAGAAGTATACTAATGGCAAGCCGTCAGACGGGTAAATGCTTAACTTTCAACACTTTAGCTAATGTTGAGTCAGATGGAAAAATAATAAGCGTACCTATTGGTATGTTATATTACAATGCTTTAAAAAAGGATAGAAAGTTGACTTTTTTAGAAAAAATTAAAAACAAATTATATTATTTTATATATAAGTTAAGCTGATTGCCAATTTGGCTAAAAGCCATATAAAAATATTTATATATAAAATAAAAAAGACTATGGAAAATAATAATATTGATAAAGATTATGTAACTTGTAAAGTGTGTGGATTTAAATCAAAACGAATATATGGGAATCATTTAAAATCTCACGGTATGACATCTGAAGATTATAAAAAACAATATCCAGGTGAACCATTATATACTGAAAGTGATATTAAAAATGTTACAAAGTTTAGTGGATTGCATATGAAAGAAGAAAAATATAAAAAAATGTTTTCTGAAAAAATTAAAGGAGATAAAAACCCAAACCATAAATCTAATACAACAATAGAACAGAGAAAAAAATGTTCACCATTTTCAAAAGATTTTGTTAAATACTCAAATTTGACTGATGATGAAAAAGAAGAAACTTTGAAATCTTTTGTTAAAGATGTCTGTGATAATAAAACATATACCACACGGTTAGATTATTGGATAAATAAAGGATATTCCGAAGATGATGCTAACAAAAAATTAAAAGAAAGACAAACAACTTTTACTTTAAATTTGTGTATTGAAAAATATGGTGAAGAAAGTGGAACTGAAATATATAATAATAGACAGCAAAAATGGCAAAAGTCATTATTAGATAATGGTAATTTAAAATGTGGTTATTCTGAAGTTTCACAATTGTTATTTTATTCTATTATTGATTTTTACAATCTAAAAGATAGAGTTGATATATATTTTGCAACAAAAAATAAAGAATATTTTATTTGTGAAGGTAAAGGCGAATTTTATCAATATGATTTTGTTGATTTAAAAAATAAAAAGATTATTGAATATAATGGTGATAAGTATCACGCAAATCCTAATATATTTGAGTCAATTGATTATCCACATCCATTTAGAAAAAATGTAACTGCACAAGAAATATGGGATAAGGATGAAAGAAAAATACAAGTTGCAGAAGAAAACGGATTTGAAGTTTTAGTTATATGGGATTCTGAATATAAGAGTCAAAAAGAAAAAACTTTAGATAAGTGTAAAAAATATTTAAATTTATGTTTAAAAACTTTATAAAAACTATAATATATTTCCTAATTCAATTGATTGAAAAATATGAATTTAGAAATTTTAATCCGAATGAAGATGATATAATGAAGAAATTTGTTAACACAATATTTCTTGAGAATGATTTATATGTTGAAACTGATTATGGCGTTGTTCCAGTTACTGAAATTAACATAACTCAACCTTTTCAAAGATATAAGTTGGAATTAGAAAACGAAATTTGGCTTGAAGGTGCAGATACACATATTATTTTTTGTAAAGATTATGAACCAAAAATGTTGATAGATTTGACTACAGATGACTTTGTTATAACAAAATATGGTTTGAGTAGAGTTAAGTCTGTTAAAAAAGAATATGGTAAAGTCAGTATGTTTGATTTATCTATAGATACACCAGAGATGAGTTATTATACAAATGATATTCTTTCTCACAATACAGTTTCGGCGGCAATTGTTATTTTACATTTTGTTCTTTTTAATGATGATAAAGGTTGTATGATTGTTGCTAATAAAGGTAAAACAGTAAAAGAAATTATAAGAAAAATAAAAGATATCTATAAATTAGTTCCATTTTTCCTTAAAAAAGGTGTTACAAACTGGAACGAAACACAAATTGCGTTTGAAAATAATTCACGTATTCAGACAGAAAATAGAACAAAGGATCCATCAATTGGTTTTACAATAGACTTACTATATCTTGATGAGTTCGCCCACATACCCGAAAACTATGCAAGAGATTATTATGGTGCAATTGTGCCAGTAGTATCATCTATTACCAATTCAAGAATTATAATAACTTCAACACCAATGGGTTACAATATGTTTTGGGAGCTAATAACTGCTGCTGAACTTCCAGATGATGATCCAAATAAGAATCCATATAAGGCTATGCGTGTATATTGGAATCAAGTTCCAGGAAGAGAAGATACAACTATAAAATTGTTGGATGTTAAGCTTAAAAAATATGGGCTATCTAAATCTTCTGTTTTGAAGGATATCCGTGACAAATATGATATATCATTATATAAAAAACACGTTGGTGATGATATTATAGATTGTGTTAAGTATGAAGTAGGTGATGAAAAGACATATATTGATAGTATTAGAAAGATAAGAATTAGCGGCATTCCTTTACCTGAATTGGCTATTGTTACTAATTGGCAAGAAGAAGAAACTAAGCTTTTATTATCACCTGAAAAATTTGATCAAGAGTATGGATTACATTTTGTTACAGGTGATAAGATATTATTTAATAAAGAAACAATAGATTTGTTGAGAAGTAATCAGATACCATTTGATTATTTGGATTTACCTCAATTTAAAAAATCAAACATTACATATGATTCTTTGAAATTTGTGAGAGAGCCTAATTTGTTTAATCCAACCAGAGCAAAGGACTATTATACTTTAATATCAATAGATTTATCTGAAGGTTTAGCAAAAGATTATTCCGTAATAAATATATTTAGACTTAATCTTAGAGATAAAAAAGAGATAGAGAAATTTCAATATGATAATTTATATGATTTGTTTAAAATAGAGCAAATTGGTATGTTCAGAAATAATCTATATTCTATCAGAGAGGTTGCGCACATTTTTTATATGATAGCCTTTGAGCTATTCGATCCTGAGAAGGTTAAAGTTGTACTTGAATATAATACATATGGTGCTGAATTTTTAGCACACTTACCAAATGTTTTTGACGGCAACAATCAATATTCTAATGCTGTATTTTTAAGATTCAAACACAATAAAGAAGATATACAAGGTAAAATAGGATTAAGATTGAGTAAGGATAAACATTTGATAATTGATAAAGAATTTCAACAATCAATAAGAAACAGAAGAATGATACTGCATAGTGATGTGAATATAAATGAAATTACAACTTTTAGTAAACATGAAACTGTGTCTGGTTCGATATCTTATAAGGCAGAAAGTGGTAATGATGATGTTGTTATGTCAACTATCACATTATCAACATGTTTTGATAATATTGGATATAAAAATCTTGTAGATATGATGGTTAATAATCATTTGCAAGGTGATGTGCTAAGATATGTTGAAAATATAACAAATCAATCTAATAATACTAGTGGTATTATGGGTGCGTATAGTAAAGTGTATAGACGAAGACCAGATTATTCTGGTAGTAGATATCCTGGTAGATAAGTTATTTTTCTATATCATCTTTTGATACAGTTTCTACGAAATTTTTACCATCTATAACGAATTCAACCTCTGCACAATTTGGATATAAATATACAACTGTTCCTTCTGTTCCAGCTGGTATTGTGTTTGGGTTTCTTAGTAAGTCAACTAAATCTTTTTTTAGTGTGA